TCTTATTTGGTTCAGTAGAAAAAGGTTCTCAGGCATTTAAAACATTAAATTCATTTGCAAGTAAATCACCATTTGCATTTCAAGACATTATTTCATCTGCTGGTAATTTAGCAGTAGTATCAAAAGACTCAGAAGAACTAGCAAGAAACTTACAAATAGTTGGTAACGTATCTGCAATAACTGGATTAGATTTTCAAACTTCTGCTGAACAAATATCTAAAGCTTTTACTAAAGGAATTAACTCAGCAAGATTATTTCAAGACAAAGGTGTTGCAAGTTTATTAGGGTTTTCAAAAGGTGCTGATGTAAGTGCATTTGCTACTGAAGAAGCATTTGTTAGAGTATTTGGAAGTGGTGGTAGATTTGCACAAGCTTCTAATGTTTTATCAAATACATTTCAAGGAACATTAACTAAGATAACTAACTCATTTGTTAAATTTCAAAACGATATTAATAAAGGTGGTTTCTTTAATTTTATAAGTGCAGGATTATCAGTTATAAATGACAACCTAGATAAGAATAGTGCAACATTACAAAAGTTTGCTACATCATTTGGAGAAGAATTAACAAGAGCAATAAAAGGTTTATTATTAGGAACTGGTTTAATCATTGATGCTGTTGCACCTATATTTAAGTTTGTAGCAAGTGGAATTGAAGGATTATTAAAAGCTTTAGATGCACTTCCAAGTGGTGTTAGAGAACTGGGAGTTATAGGATTTTTATTATTAGGTACTGGTGGAAAATTAATAGCATTAGCACTTGGTTCATTACTAGATCAACAAAGAAAATTTGTAGAACAATTTGGCGATCAAAAGTTCTTCTTAGAAAAAAACACAAGTGAATTAAATAAACAATCTGGTGCTTATGGAGTTATAAAAGATTTCTTAGATCAAATAGACGTAAAGACACAATCTATTAATGAAAAAAATCAACAAAAGAATGAACTTATTAACAATACTAATACTGGTTTAGAAAAACAAGTAAGCTTATTAGATGAAATTATAGAAAAGTTTGGAAGAATTAATACAGAAGCTTTAGATCAACTTAAAAAAACATCTGATGTAGTAGTACAAACACTTAATCAAGGTATAAAAGATTTTTCAAAAGGTATTGCACAATCTATTGTTTTAGGAAAGTCTTTAGGTGAAGCTTTAAAATCTGCAGTACAAAATGCTTTAGTAAATATATTGGCAACTCAAATTGAAATATTAATTAGAGAAGGATTAAAATTAGCTGGTCTTAAATTACAAACACTAGAAATTTCAAAACAAAATGCTTTACTTTCTCAAAGACAAGCTATTGGTGGTGATACTGGTGGTAGCTTTTTAGGAACTTTAGCTAGAATAGGTTTCAACGCATTTGCTGGTGGTGGAAGTGTACCATTAGATGCACCTAATTTTTATAATCCAGTAATGGAAGCAGAAGGTGGTGCTGTTAGAGGTGGTATGCCAATAACAGTTGGAGAAAGAGGTAGAGAATTATTTGTACCTAATACAAGTGGAACTATTGTACCTAACCATGATTTAGCAGAAAGTGGAATGAATATAACATTTAATATTCAAGCAAATGATGTTAGAGGTATTAAAGAATTATTAATTGATAATAGAGCAACCATAATTAACTTAGTTAATCAGGGTGCTAATCAAAAAGGAAAATCTAACGTAATATGAGTGGCACATTCCCTTCAAGTCCAGCACCTAGAGATGTAGCAATTAGTTCTAATCAAAACACTATTGTAACTACAACTGCATCTGGCAGACGACAAGCAAGACAAATTGATGGTCAGAAATTTAGACTAAGACTTAGATTCCCAGTTATGAGTAGAAGTGAGTTTGCACCTATACTTGCTTTTATAATGAAACAAAGATCACAAATGGAATCATTCCAATACACTCCACCAACTATTGATGATTCATTAGGTTCTGCTAGTACAGTTATTTCAGTTGCAGGTGCTGTAAGTGCTGGTGCTACTTCTTGCTCAATAGATGGCATGGGAAACAATTTAACAGGTGTACTTAAAGCTGGTGATCTATTTAGATTTACTGGACAAGCAAAAGTTTATATGTGCGTAGCTGATGTATCATCTAATGGTTCTGGTGCAGGAACATTAACATTTGAACCACCATTAAGATCAAACGTAGCTGATAATGCTGTTTTAATTTATTCTAATGTAGATTTTACAGTTGGACTTACAGGAGATATTCAAGAATTTACTATCGGTACAGAAAACTATTTCCAATACGAAATTGATTTAATAGAGGTATTGTAATGACAAGATCATTAAGTGCTGGTGTATTAGCAGAAATAGCAACAAATAAACTTAATCCAGTAGAACTTATTTATTTAGGAATTGGCACAGGAACTTATTATACAGATCATTATAAAGATTTAATCTTTGACGGAAATACTTATACAGCTTCATCATTATTTTTAGGAAGTTCAGAAGTACAAGAAAACGCAGATGTTGCAGTAAATACATTATCACTTAAATTCTCAGGTGCAGATACAACAATTATTTCTTTATTGCTAAACAATAACTATATGAACAAACCTGCTAAAGTTTATAGAGGTTTCTTAAATGATAGTCAGGCATTAATAGCTGACCCATTTCTTTTATTTGATGGAAGAATATCTAGCTTTACTTTAGAAGAAAATTCAACAACATCATCTGTTAATGTAATTATAGCTTCTCATTGGGCAGATTTTGAAAAGACTTCAGGAAGAAGAACTGCTGAGAACTCACAAAAACTATTTTTTCCTAATGATAAAGGAATGGAATTTTCAAGTAAGACAGCACAAAAGATTAAATGGGGTTCAGCTTAATGAATGACTTATATAGAATAGTTCATCTTTATAGACAGTTTCCTAAGTACGATAAATACACTTATGAAGATTTAGTTAAAATGCTTACTCCTTCAGTTAATTTAGATCAATACCAAATTCACAGAATAGGAAATGAAGATGTTGGTTTTACTAATTGGGCTTACCTTAGTGATACTGTTGAGCAAAGATTTAAATTAATTTCAAAAATAAAAGCTAACGAATGGAATTGTGGAGATAATATTTGGGTTATGCAATTTCTAGCTAAAAGAAATGCTTTACAAATTTTTTACTGGGTTAAGGATTATTTTAAAGAGAAAATCCAAGTTGATAAATCTGTAAAATGGTTAAGAACAAATAATAATCATCAAATTTATAGAAGATTAGAAAAACATAAAAGAGAGTTTCATATATAAATGCCAGAAGCAGTAATAGTCAATGCAATAATATCATTCGTAATAAGTACTGCGATAAGTTATTTAATTGCACCTAAACCTAAAGCACCTAGATTCAGTTCACAAGATGAAGCTAAAGGAGTAACAGTAAACAAAGACTCTAACAACAATCCTATTCCTGTTGTTTATGGAAAAAGACAAGTAGGTTTAACTAGAGTATTTGTAGAATCTTCAGGAACAGATAATCAATATCTTTATGTAGCAGGAGTATTGTGCGAAGGTGGTGGGGCAGGAATTACAGCAATAGATGAAGTTTATGTTGATGACAAACTTGTAACATTTGATGGTGCATTATCTGATGGTACAATAAGAGGTGTCTCTAGTGGAGATACTAACTTCTATAAAGGTGGCGAATCTTTAATATCTATTCAAGGATTTTTTGGACTAGATAATCAATCAGCTTCTTCTTTGCTTGACGAAACAACTAACTGGACTTCAGATCATAAACTATCTGGTCTTGCTTATGTTGCTTTAAGGTTTAAATGGAATCAAGATGCCTTTAATGGCTTACCAGAAGTTAGAGTAACTGTACGAGGTAAAAAAATATACGACCCTAGATTAGATTCTACTAAAGGTGGTTCTGGTTCACATAGACAAGACACAGCTTCTACTTGGGCTTATTCAGCTAACTCATCTTTAGTTCTTTTAGATTATTTAAGAAATACAAGATATGGAAAAGGATTACCTAATGATGCTTTTGAAACTAATTATGATTCATTTAAAACTTCTGCCAACACTTGCGATACACAAGTAACTCCTTATTCTGGTGCTACTGCTGATATAAACTTATTTGAAACAAATGCAGTTATAGATAGTGAAAAGAAAGTATTAGAGAATGTAAGAGAACTCTTAGTACCTATGAGAGCAATCTTTAATTACACACAAGGTAAATACAAAGTTATTATTGAAGGTTCTGGTTCATCACAATTACTATTAACTAAAGATAATGTTGTAAGCGAAGTTAAATTACAAGGTGAAAGCAAATCAGAAAAGTATAACCGAGTTATTGGAACATTTACAAACCCAGAAAAAGATTATCAATCAGATACAGTTTCTTTTCCACCATTTGATGATTCAGCATTACCAGTAGAAGATCAACATGCAACAATGTTAAGTGATGATAATAATACTTTATTAGAAAGAAGTTTTGATATGTTGCAAGTAACTTCTCCATATCAAGCAGAAGAAATTTGCGAGAACATATTAAAGAGATCAAGAAACAATTTAAAAGCAGAAGTAACAGTAACTTCAGAAGCACTTAATTTA